CTCAAGTGAAATATATTTCACGTTACGAAAAATGTTGAAATATATTTCAAGACTGCATACTGTATCAATATGAAACAACCACCTGCACCACCTATACCTCCACACTTAAGAGAACCAAAGACATTTATAGAGGCAACTAAAGACCTTATGGAAGAAGGTATAAAAAAGCTCACACAGTCCTCCGAGAAGGCCACTCTGTTGGTAGACGAGACACCACTAACCACCACAGATATAATCAACCAAATTATCTCAACCACCCTCAAACCCATACACGCAACTGACCCCAAAGTGCTGCTATTCATCAGCAACTACAACCTCTGCAAAGATATAAAACAAGCAGCCCGTCTATCAGGACTCCACGCTAACGATGGTAAACACCTCATCAACAACAAAGACATTTATGAGTGTATCCAAAAGATAGCCGCAGCGGGGTCTCGTAAGTTTGGTTACGATGCGGAGGAAGTGGTAGCTAAGGTTAAAGAGGTAATTGACTTTGATCCAGTGGACCTTGTTAACCCAGACACAGGAGTTTTCTACGAGGACATATCACAAGTCCCCGCTGAGACCCGTAGAGTAATTAAAAAGCTCACTATACAGAACGTCTATGACAAAGACCCAAATGGTGTCGTCATTGGTATACATAGTAAGATACTTAAATTTGAGTTCTGGGATAAACTTAAAGCTGCTGAGATGCTCGGTGGTGAGAAAGAAGTATTTAAGAAGAGTCTTAAAGTTGAGCATGAAGTTGGAAGCAATATGAGAGAGACTCTACTAGCAAGGATTGAAGATGCTGACAACCGTAAGGTACTTAAGGCCCGAGAGGTAAAAGATGAGACTTAAAGACATTGAGAGAGAAGCAATTATTGAGGCTCTTAAATACACAGGCTGGCACGTTACTTTGGCAGCTAAAGCACTTGGGATATCAAGAGCGACTATATATCGTAAAATACAACTGTATAGAATTAAGAGAGTGACTGAATGAAGAAACATAATCCCGACGACATCAAAGAGTTCGAGTCACTCATACAACTTTATCGCTATGACTTTGTAAAACTCGCCTATCTAATATTTGGTTTTGGTGAGCCAGATACAGACATGGAAGACATCCATTTGTACAAGTGGCAGATACAGGAATTAGAGTTAATCAGCAACCACCTTAGAAATCCAATCACCCGCTACCAGCTTTATAAACTTATTGTATCATCAGGTAACGGAGCTGCGAAGACTGCTCTTGGTGCTATCATTAACATAATATTACTCTACACCCATAAACTCCGGGGTCGGATCACTGCCAACACAGACACCCAGTTAAAGACCGTGGTTTGGCCTGAGTACGACGTTTGGTTTCGCAGGGCTAGATTTAGCGACTACTATTTTGAGAAGCTTGGGACGTCTATAAAAGCCAAAGATGACCAATGGGGAGAGCAATGGCGCTTAGATCATTTTAACTGGTCTGAGGAGACGCCGGCTGCCGTATCGGGTCTACACAACAAAGGTCATGCCATCAGTTACACCTTCGAGGAGGCACCAGGTATTCCAGGGGTTATCTTTAAATACGCATCGGGTGCCTTTACCGATGTAGACACTATTAAAATTTGGATGGTCTTTGGTAACTCAGATGACCCAACGGCTTATTTCGAGCAATTAATGACTTCCCCTGAGTGGAGGTCTTTGCGAATTGATACCAGATCCCTAGATCACGTTGATAAAACACTCGTAGCAGAGTGGTTGCGTCTTGCTGGTGGCAATGAAGATCACGACGACTTTAGGGTTAGGGTCCGCGGACTGCCGCGAAAGACTGCCAAGGACTCTATTATCAGCATTACAGCCACCCAAGCGGCCATTGAGAGAGGTAAAGACTTTGATCCGACCAGTGTTAAGATACTTCCTTCCGTCATAACGGTGGATCCAGCGTGGACCGGAGGCGATGAGACTACCATTTGGCATCATCAAGGTGCGTATTCATGTCTCTTAGAGAGATTTAAACTAGATAGTGAGCAAGGACAAGATCACAGCTACACTTACAGCAAGGTATGCAAGTACGAGAAGGACTTACAAGCTGATCGGGTTCTCATAGATCAAGGGGAAGGTACCGCACTTAAGACATTGGCGAATATCGATGGAAAATGGCACTGGGAATTAATCTCATTCGCTAACTCACCTAACGATGTAGCCGATCCAAAGGACTCAGAGTATGCCAACATCAGAGCACAGATGTATTGGGAGGCGAATAAAGCTTTAATTGACGGGCACGTTATCACGGCCGTTAATCCAGAGGACTTAGATGACATCCTCAAACAGCTTTGCTGGACTAAAGGCTCAAGACATAAGACCAGTCTTAAGAAATTAGCTGAGAGTAAGAAAGATATTAAAGATCGAATGCTGGCTTCACCCGATTTGGCCGACGGATTTGTATTACAATTTTCTAGGAAGGTTACTGACAGACTAGAAGGTCACAGTTCCTTATTCGACAATGCGTCTCGTGAGATCGGAGACCAGGCATACAAAATGCCAGATGATGAACCAAACTATGAGGACCACGATGTACATTACTGAGTTACTTTTACCGAGCGAAGCTACAATGGAGATCGAGGATTTTATCGTCAAAGCTTTGACGGAAATAAATGACTCAAGAGATAAATTTTATAACAACGTAAGTTTTGATTTGAAAAAACATTTACTGAATCACATTTGTTTTACCTGCCGCTGTGACGGCAAGTTAGTCGGATTCATTTTAGGGATGAGAGGTCCAAGTGCTTTTTCAAACCAGACTTTAATTTTAATTTCGGATGTGCTTTATGCTGTACCAGGGACCAGGGCTGCCCATCACTTAGTTCATACCTTTCTTGACTTTGGTAAGCGATGTGCGGATCATACGATTATAGCTCTGAATGTTAAAAGTAACATAAAACCTAAAACTTTAGAGCGACTCGGACTTAAAGAGACCGAAAAACTCTTTATTTGGAGAAAAGAAAATGTGCGGAGTTAGAATAGAATTACCAGGTGGCGGTGAGATTAAAAGCAGCGGCGGAAGCAATGCTGTCAGCGATGCTTTTAACGGTGTAAATCGTGATGTTTCTAATGCTGGTAACTCTATAAATTCTGCTGCTTATCAAGCTACAGGTGGTGCTAGTAACGAAGAGATATTAGCCAACTTAGTAACTCAAGGTTTGGTAGGTTATGATCCTAAAACTGGACAAATTAAAGAAGGTGTTTTAACTCGTGCTTTCACCGAAGGTGCTGGTCAAATAACAGGAGCTAACGCCGCTCGTGCAGCTAATAATCGCGCAGAACAATTGCTTGCTGATCAACGTGCTGAAGCAGATAGACTTAGACAAGAAGAGTTAGCTCGACTTAGACGCACTGATGTCTCTGCATCAAGAGCGGCTGGAACAGCTCAACGTAGATCACTTTATGCTGCAGGTTCAGGTCTTGGTGGTGATGGAGCATTCAACAATCTAACCAGAGACTTTTTAGGATTGTAATATGAAATCAAAACATTCGCGTTCTAAATGTGAGTATATTCGCCAACAAGCTGAACAAAAATTTGAAACCATCAAAGGTACTTGGATTGATCAAGGTCGTTGGGTAATCCCTCACAGAATGCGATACATTTTAAATCAGCCAGAGGGTGAGCGCAACAATCAGCATATCGTTGATGGAACTCATCTATTGGCACACCGATCGTTTGTTGCTGGCTTTCTAGAAGGTAATACTTCTACAACTCGTCCTTGGTTTCGAGTAGTTCATCCGGATCCAGATTTAAACGGTCTTACACGCGTGCGCGAGTGGCTTGATTTACTTACTCGCAGATGTCTTTCAGTATTCTCAGTCAGCAATTTCTACAACGCCGCTGGACAGTTTTACTACGACTACGGTGCGTTAAATACCGGTGCTCACATCATTCAAGAGCTTCCAGGTTTTAGACTTCACTATCATACTCTCACGCCTGGATCTTATTTTATAATTAACAATGCTCTAAATGAGCCTGTAGTTTTAACTCGTAAATTTACTTTGAACGTAAAAGCGTTAGTTGAAGAGTACGGGAAGAAAGATGCTGATGGTGACTATGACTGGTCCATATTCTCAGAACAGGTAAAGACTTGCTATGAGAAATGTAACTATTCTGTCAAAGTTGAATGTGCTCAAATTATAAAAGAAAATCCAGACTTTAATGTTAATGAAGCTATCGGTGGAAAAAATCGCCAATGGGTGTCTTTGACTTATGAAATAGGTAACTCGCAAGTTGGAGGATACTACGGTCAAGGGTTCGATAATGGCGGTTTCTTAGAACCCAATTCTGAAGAAGATAAAGTATTTTTGCGAGAAGCTTATTCTACTCGTAAACCGTTTATTGTTGGTAAGTCTCAAAGCTCGG